TTTTTATATTATTTATTTCTTGCGGATGAAAACATTTCCGCAGCTTTCTTCATGGGAAGAAATATGGCATGTCTCTCCATGAAGGTAAACAAATACTTTAGCAGTATCCTCCTGTATGATTTCCACACGTGAATGGTCATACACGTTTATAAAAACTTTTGAAAGCCCTTTTGCCGAGATAACGACTTGGCTCTTGTCCCGTATATGTAGTGTAGACGCAGAATACCGGTCGAATGAAATCTTTCCTCGGCATGTACCATTGAATACATAAGTCCCGTTTCCCCCTCCTTCCGGTACAGTCTCGTCAATGAATATCAGATGTTTGTGCCGGATTTCATCTGTGGAATGGGAGAGGAGGTATGAATTCTCAGGAAATGAATGCTTGATTACGAAGTCTATTCCTCGTTTGTACATGTCGAGCAGGCCGTCCTTGTCAGCGTCCTTCATCATATTGTACCATTCTTCACAAATACCGCAGGCTTTTGCCCCGGACATTATTTCTTCATTCAGTTTGTTCATGATGATATTTTTTTAATGAATCCAGAAACCAGAAGACTTGCTTTGTTTGGCACTGCGTAGCATGTCTCTGATTTCTGATGCTATCCTTGTGTGCTCTCCCGTATTTTTAACGATAATCTGGAGTTGCTGTAGCTGTGCTTCTGCTAGATGGGTCATTTCGGGGAACTGTTCTCCGCAATATTTCTCTATGACAGAACGCTGTGCGCTCAAATCGGCTCTCATGGCATTGATATAGGAAGCCAGTAGGTCGGCTGTGTCTTCCGTCACGCCTTGGATACTTGAACGCATGCTGCCTCCGCTTTCCGTTTTGCTTAAAAGGCCACCGCTCTTTTCGTTTAGCAGTTGGAAAGCGTTGTTCATGGCCTCCACAATATTTTTCCCTTCTGTATTGAACCAGTCTGAAAGATATTTCATCCCTTCATCCATCGTTCCGTTCAAATCATTCAGGTTGATGATTCCACCTTGATAATTCCCATTCTCGTCCATTTCCCCGAAAAGCGCCTTTTGCAGCTTCTTCATCACCGGTTCAAGGATGCCTATGCGCAGGATGTTGCTTGCTACCCTTGAAAGGAGGTCGCTCGCCGTCTGTTCGAAAGCTTCTACTGCATCCTCTCCGTTTCTGAAGGCATCTACAAGTGCATCGCTCAACTGTTTCGACCAGTCTTTTAAATCAAGCTCGTAAAGAGAGGCCACCGTGTCTTGTACAAAATAAGTAATCTGGTCGTTCAGTTCGGCGATTTGCTCTTGATAGTCCTGTATCTTGGCCGGATCAGAATCCTTTTTATCTTCCTCTGCACTCAGTTGTTTCTGTAATTCCAGACGTTGACCTACGAGGCTTGCATATTGGGCCATGTAGACATTGTCTTCACTACCTTTTTCTCCGGCTCCCACTGCTTTTAAGGCTTCGTATGCCTCTCTCTCGATGCCCACTGTGAAGTTCAGTGAAGCCGCGAAGCCGTGTGATTTTCCTCCGTTCCAAATAAATTTTTCCATTTTACTCTTCGGAAGAAGGTCATTCATCATGCTGCGTCCTCCGTCTTTCAGCACATCGTATGGCATCGAATAGGCTGCGCTTAGTTTGCTTCCGGCACGTTCGGCTTGTTCGGCGAGTTGTTCATACGAGGACAACGCTCTTTCTGCCGCATCTGTGGCTGCACCGAAAGAACGCTCCACGGCCTTCCCAAGTTGGTCGTATGCGGTTTGCAATTCCTCTACGCGTCTTTGACTTTTCTGTATTTCCTCGTCAAGTTTCTTGTCATGAAGTTTGGCAATTCCTCCGATAATTCCCGTCACGGCTCCGATACCCATGCCTACGAACCCAAGGTTTTTCAATATTCCGGCATCTGATACCCCAAACAGTTTGCCTATGGATTGGAAGCTCCCACCCATTGAGTTTGAACTGCTGAAAATGCCATCCATGAGATTGGTAATATCACTTGCGCCTTCCATTCCCAGAGATTCCAACATGCCTGAAACGGAGGATACGGCTGTATTCATGGCCTCTAATCCGTCTATTACATGGTCTATAGACTTCACCATGTCTTCTTGTGAGGCGACAATCCCGTTTTCAATCTGTGCACGGGTGTATTTTACGGTTTTTCCTGATTCCTTGTCAAAGAATGAAAGTTCTTCAGCATTACCAAGATAATGTTGCAGTTCCTTCCATTTTGCAAGTTCTTTGGACGCATTGGAGATGCCTTTCCACGGGTTTCTTTCCAAGGACTCCTCCCTGAGTTTGCGCATGGCTTCTATCAGCTCTTTTGTCTCTTCCACAGACAACTCTTGTGATCGGGAGAACGTATTGATTCTTTCGATCATGTCGTCTATCGTCCTCGTAGACATGCGCCCCAAGTCGTCGAAGATATTCGCCCAATCGGATTCTTTTTTGAATTGTTCCAACAATACGGAAGATTTGTCTTCTTCTGCTTTTTTCTTACGGCTCGAAATCAAGCTTTCAACATCCACACCTCCTGTTTCAAGTTCTGCTCTTCGCCCTTCAATGTCCTTCAAGTCCTTTTGTAGGTTGCTTTCTATTTCCTCTATCTTTGCGGCATAGTCCTTGTGGTTTTTGATAAGCTCGCTGAGGTTTTTCACCTGTTCTTCTTTGAGCTTTTCCGAATTTTCACGATAGGCGGACACAAGCCCGCTAAGTGTTTTCAGTCCGTTGTCCTCCAGCCCTTTTTCGTCCATGCCGAGTACGTCTTCAAAAGAAAAGGTTGTGCCACTGAGTTTTTCTTCGATTTTCTTTTTCAGTTCGTCTCCAAGGTTTTCTGATTCCATCAGACCGCCGAAAACGATTTGGCCGGCCAGGCTTCGGTTACCTGTTGCATCGGATAAATCTTTGAACAAATCCCATTTCTTTGTACTTTCAGAGATATATTTCTCAATTTCTTTCAGATTGCGGTCCAGTTCTTTTTTTTCTTTCCCTTGACGTAAATCTTCTATTTTGAATCCGAGGTCTACGAAAAGCTTCCTTTGACCTTTGCTGTTTCCGAGTTCTTCCCGTATTTGTTCCCAGATTTTTTCAGGACTTTCTATGCCGAGGTCAAGATAGCTTTTTACGGAGGAGAATAATGGACTGGATTGGGTACGTTCGGAAGCATTTTTCTTGCCTTCTATTTCTGACCATTCCTTATAATAGGAAATGGCCTTTTCTATCAGTCTGATACGTTCATTCCACAAGTCCGCCATAGGGTCTTTGTCCGGCTGTGCTGGTTTGCCCGTGTCTGCGCCGAAAGATTCCGCCTCCTTTTTGGCCGATTCCACCTTATTCTTTAGTTCTTTGAGACGTTCTTGCTGTTCGGTATAGCCTTTGATGATAGAACCGTCTTTGTCCGTGATGTCTTTTGCGCTTTTGGCCTCATTGTATTTCTTTTCCGCATCCTTCCATTTTTTTATAGCTTTCATGCGGTTTTCTGCAAAGGTTCCGAATTCCTTGTTCGCTTCCTCCCACTGCCCGGTAATGTAATTGAACTTCTTCTTGGCATTTTCCGTCTCGCTCTCCAAATCACTAAGTTTCAAGTCGAAAAATAGTGGGATGGTGAACGTACCGCCCGTTATGCCCATTTCCTTCCACCGTTTCATGTACCCCAACGTCTCTTGCAGGCCGTCCTTCACTTTCTGCTGTTCCACAGAAAGGGGAATGCCCTCCATCGTCTTCAGTTTTCCTTCTAGTTCGGCGATGATGCTGTCCGTGTCACGTTCCGCGTGCGTGCCGTCCACGTGGAGTGCCATCGTGCCCTCCACCTCCTTCTTCATCGCGGTGGCAAAGTCACTCAGGTAGTCGAATTTTTCCTCTGCGTTCCGGTAACTGGATTCTGAAAGCCTCACATCCATTTCTGTGGGCACGGAAATACGTCTTTTCGCATCTTCTATCTTCTCTATCTCCCTGCGTATATTGTTCAACACCTCCTGCGCCGCCTCCGACCAGTCGCCGACATCCCACGCTACACTGCCTTGTATGCCATATTCCGACTTCAATGCCGAACGGAGTTTCGCATAATCCCCGGCACCGGAACCTGCACCAATGCTTGCAAGACGGTTCATCTTGGACAATTCTTTGACCAACCCTTCCAAGGCATCTGCTTGGCTTTTGAGCATGGACAAACGGCTTTCATCGGCCAGCTCGCTGACCTGACGGTTCACGTTCGTCAAGTCGGCCTCTTCCAGTTTTTTCAGGGAATCGTATGCTTGTGCCAGGGCAGGAGATAACACAGAAAGCTCATCAAAGGCCATTTGCTTCTGTAGGGAAGAAGAATCTGCACTTCGGATGACATTCAAGAGCTCGTTGATTTTATTCTTCTGATTGTCAATGGTCTGGCCTATGCGTTCCATAGAACGGTTGAATGCCTCATTGGCTGCTTCAGCCGCGCTCGCGGCGGTAATCAGTTTGTACACAGCGTATACTAATGTGGTTACGCCTGCTGCTACCCAAAAATATGGATTTGCGGCGGTCACTGACCATAATGATTTCAGTACGCCTATCAACCTCTTTTTTGCTAATGTCAGCAATTTGGTTCTTGCGGCGGACACGGCTTCCGCGTTTGAAAGGGATATGCTCGCTGCTGCCGCAAGTCGTTTCTCCACTGCCGCCTGCCGCAACAAGGCTATATCCAGCTTTTGGTAAGTAGTTACGGCTATTATGGCAGCCTTATAAGACCCATAAGCTATGATAAGGGATCCGATGGCTTCAGCAACTTCCTTCCAGTGTCCGGTAAGTTCGGAAAGCAAGTCAAGGCTTCCTCCGATGATTCCGTTATTGGCTTGGGCGATGTCGGCAAGCATGATTTCATAGCTGTCTTTGAGTTTGTCCAGTTTTCCGGAAAGGCTCTCTGTCAGGACGGCTTGCATATTATAGAACTTTCCTCCCTCGTTGGTCAAATCCCAAAGCACGTCTTTTACCATCTGGAAGGGGACCTCTCTACGGCTTATTTTGTCGAACACTTCTCCCACGCTTACAACTCGTCCTTCCAACATGCTGAACTTCTTAGCCAGCTCATCCAACAAAGGGATGCCGGCTTCCGTAAATTGCCTTACTTCCTGTCCACGGAGGAATGCTGCACTGCGTACCTGTCCGTAGGCCAGGATAAGGCGTCCCATGTCAACACCAAGTCCCGAAGATATGTCAGCCAGTCTCTTGGTCGTGTCATAAAGTTCTTCGTAAGGAATGGAGAACGCAGCAAGCTGCTTGGTGTAGCCGGTCAGGTCTTTGAAAGTATAGGGGCTTTCTACCGCAAGGTCCCGAATCTTTCCGAATATCGTTTCCGCTCTTCCGGCATCACCAAGGATAGATTTCAGGGCTATGCGTTGTTTTTGAAACTCACCGCCGATTTCTACGATTTGGGTGGCAAAACGTTCAATGGTGTACAATGAGTACAGGTTGGCTATCTGGTTTCTTAGTTGGGATGAAATGTTAGTTCCGCTCTTCATACTACGGTTCAGGCGTTCGCTCGAAGCGGCCTGCAAGTCGGCCGCACGTTGGGCACGGGAATGTGCCGCGGCAAGCTGTATTTGAGATAGGGCCGCACGTTGGGCCATGCGTGCTTGTATTTCCAAGATTCTTTGTGACCGCACGTCGCTGGCCGTGGTGTTGTAATTCAGTCCGGCTTTTGAGAAGGCTTGCCGGATGGCATCCTGCACGCTTGCCTTTTCAACTACCATTTTCACCCTTGCCTCGAACTCCTTGCCTTTCAAGGCTTCATTGATACTTCCCCTCAAAGTCTGTTTGTTCACCTCCATGGAAAGTTTACCGGTATTCTTGGGAAGGGTAGGGGTGATGCGGGCTTTGAATTCCTGTCCCTTCAGGTACGACGTGATGGCATTCCTGAAAACATTCTTGTCTATACCCAGTTTAAGTTTGGCATTTAGCTTGTCGAAGCGCTTCATAGCTTCTTCTATACCTGCCTGGGTATTGTCTTTTATACCCAATGAAAACCATAATTGACCCAAATCCGCCATTCTATTTTCCTCCGTTATCCTTTTTCAACATTTTTAGTCCTTCAAGGCTGATTCTTACACCTTTTCCTTTGGGGGCATTCCCATATTTCTTTTGCCATTCGTCAGCCTTATTAACTACATCCAAGGCATCCGCCTTTTCAAATTCCGGTCCCTCTCCTTTTCCACCTTTCCGTTTCTTTCCCCTTTCATAAACTATGATGGGGCAGTCTATCAGTCCGAGTTCGATTTGGGCAGCCGTATGGACCCAATAGTATCCCCACATAGGGACAACCCATATTCCGAAAAACAGGTTGAGGGGCTGTGTCAGGAAGGGATGTTTTTCTCCTGCCGACCACGCAGAGCCATAAAACTCTCTTGACGGATACGATTTACTTCCTCCCTCGTCATCGACTTTACGGTATCCTTCATCTCGGTCAGTAATATTGTACAGGCGCAATATCCCTCCACACGTACTTTTTTTTTACCTGTTTCTATAAGTGGGAGAAGTTCTTCGTCACTGTATTGCATTACGTAGAAGAACCAACGCCACAAGAACCAGTAAAAGAACAGAATCTTCCAATAACCGTTCAATACGATGGCGGCGGCACATTTGCTGTTCACCTTGTCGTCTTCTTTTTCCGTGAGCATGATGTGGGTTACTTTACGCTTCGTGCCGTTCCTCATCCATTCCACATGCCATTTTCTTCCGCGTATTTCAACCGTGTCTTTGCTGTTTTCAACGATGGAATCCAAAAGTGCTTCCTCTTTTTCCGTAGGGGGATTTACCGCCTTTTTCTTTTTCATCTGGTCAAGTAATGATAAGTTTAACAAAAAAGGGCAGCGGCTCATATTGCCACCGCCCGTAATCCTCTCCCTCCCTATGAAGGTTATGCGCCAACCGTTTCACTCAAAATAAAGATGTCGGCACCTTCGCTGTTTTCCAACGGGGTCACGGCCACGTTGAAATAAGCGGGATTGTCCCCGTCTGCCGCTACGAAGTTGGCATACATCTCCACATTGGGAAGGATGATGATGGTCTGCCGGTCCTCGCTTTGCATCAGGAGGGCTCCGGTAACCTTCTTCGGAGAAAGACTGTAGGCCGCACCTTTATAGGTCTTTCCATTGATGATATTGGTGGCACTTGCAATGGTCTTCTTGTTTTCCATAAGAAGGTCGTTAACCACCCCCGCCACGCTCGCCACTTGGAACGTAATGTCCGGGTCTCCTTTTGAAGCCTTGGAGGTCCATACTGCTTTGGTCGTGATTCTTACGCGTGTCACGTCGGCCGAACCGGTATCGAACGTCACCCCATCATCCAATGCCGGAAGCTCCATGTCCATGGTGAGGGCTTCGGAACCCAAATCCGAGGTCTTGATTTCACCGGCTTTAAAATACACTTCTTTTAAGTCGTTGAACAATACTTTTAAGTCTGTCAACGCTGTTGTTACTGTCAATCCTGCCATATTGCTAATTTCATTTAATGGTGTTATCCTGTTAATTTTCTTGCTCATAAGAATCCGTGGTGTTTACGATAAGTTTTGCTTGTATGTTCCATATCGTGAAGCCTAATCCGTCATCGCCTTTTAAGACAAGTAAAGGCCGGACTGCCGAGAACCTTTCGGTCACAATAGGGAACTCTCCGGCCACTCCGTCCAGCATCTCTTGAAGTTTCTTTGTATGTGCTACGCCTTGGCTTCTGTTCCTTACTGCTATTTCTATGCGCAGGGTGGTTTTCTGGTAGGCGTTTTGGTCTTCAATGGATACAGGGAGGGAAACCACGATGAAATCATCCATCTGTTTCCCTGCGGCCGCAGGACGATGTTCAGGAAACACATGCTCCGAAATACCGCCCAACCTTTGGCATACCTCTTCCAAGACTTCGGAAATGTAATATTTCCTCACGTGGCTCATTGCGGTATGGGTTTTAGGTTTTGCAGCAGTATCTGTCTTGCACGTTGCCATGTTTCCGTGAGCACGTTCAGGTTACGTGACGATTCGATATATTCCGAATATTCCGTACCCGTACACATCACTATTGAGAAACCTTTTTTCGGGACATTTGTATAGCTTTTTAGAAAGTTCAACGAAGTGTCCGAGCCATAAAGGCTGTCCACATCCGTCTTTCCTCTCACGCCTCTGGCATGCCCCTCGTAAGGATGAGACAGATACACATACTTTCCTTTCTCCACTTTAAGTCTTACGGGAGGTCGGTTCCATGATTCCTGGAAACTGCAATAGGCCAACTTACCGTCCATGTATATCCCACAGGCGTATGAAGTCTGAGTATTTCCGGTGAAACCCTGGAACTCCTTGGATTGTACTGCATCCGCAAGCAAACGCTCACAAGCGGAAGAAAGGATGTCCTGAACGTGCGTATGGATAATCCGGTGGGATTTTTTCATACCGGCCTTAAACACTTTTCGGTTCATTGTCTTTACATCCGTACTCATATCCTTAGTTTTTAGAAAGGTTGAAATATACCGTAGTCCCCCATCCGCAATGCTCCACGCCTGTCACAAGTATTCCTTCCCTGTGGTCTCTCCCGAAGGCGGTATAGTCCAGCAAGTCACCTTCCGATACATCTATCAGTCCGGGAATGTCAAGACCATAATCGCCTTTGTAAACTCCGTTTGATTTAAAGCTGCGGAGGGAACTGTTTCCGTATTTCATGCATTTACCTGCATATACGGTTTCCTTTTCTCCGTCCGAAAACGAAGTCTCTCCTTCTACCTTATAGATTACACATAGGTGTGGAAATTCCGGATTTTCTACCTTCTTGGCCATAACCTCATTCCTCTTGCGTGCAACTTTATCGTGGAACCCGCCACGTTCTCCCCATATTTCTTATAGATTTCGTTTGCCATGATACGCAGGTTGCGTTTGTCGTAAGCACTGCTTTCTGTCGAACCCTCCTTGTGTTTCCAAGTCCCGTGAGCCTCTTCCACGCTTCCTTTTATGCTCGGCGTGCTGGCACACCACATATACAGGTCTGCCTTGCAAAGTTCCTTTTGCTTTCGTGTCAACTCCTTTGACGGGGTTCCCGGGGCGATTCCACGGTCTTCAAGGATAGTGGCGATGGCATTGTCCTCTATGTCAAACCCTACGCAACCGCGAAGGTATTCTTCCACGGTGCGTTGGGTTTCCGTATGGGACGTTTCTCTCGTCATGCCTTACCCTTTGATGGTGAGATAATACATCCAACGTACCTTGTTGGGCACTGCCAGTCCGGTCACTTCGCTCTTGATGACCTGCGTCATGGTCTCGTCCTCGAAAACCTGACGGATTAAAGTACGTCCTCCGTCATACAATGCCACACGCGCACCCGGTGTTTCCATGTAAATCGGTTTGCCGCATTGCACGTCTCCTATCGCACCGTCCGGTACGTAGACAAGCACGCCCTCGTTGAAGCTGTCCATGTACGTATATTCCATGGCCTGTTTCTCCTTGTTGAATTTCTCCACCGAGGAAATGCTGTCCACCACTTCAATTCTCGCTCCGATACGTGATTCGATGAAGGTCTTGATGGTGTCGTCGTCTACCAAAGCGCCGAATGCCGTGATATTGTCCGCGTCCGTGATGTCCGGACGAGCGTACATCACATACATCTTACGGAAATAGGGCAATGCGATAAGGTCCTCATACGTGGTAAGCGAGCACTCCCAATGACCTTCCGGAGCGAAGTCTTTTCTGCGGCTGTCCAAACGGATGTTGCGCATTTCCTTTATCGGGTCGACTTCTCCGCTCGTCACCTTTGAGTCTTGTGAAACTTCTCCGCTGCCGTTCTTCGTGTACCATTTCGATACCTTTTTGTTCTTCGCCGGAACGCCGAAATCTATCTCCAACGGGATGCCGCCGGGGTTATTCTTTGCGTCTATCACCAACTTGCCGAAGTTCGACACGATTTGGTGGCGTTGGTAACGGAAAGTGTTGTAGTTTCCGCCCAACAAATCGTCCAAACCGTTGAACAGCAAGTCCATGATGGTGTTTTCAATCTCCGGAGTGCTGCCTCCGATGCTGTCCATGAGCATCATCTTCTCGCGCAATATCTTGCGGCTCAGCACCACTTCATGCTTGAATGTCGGGATACCGCCCATTTTCAGGCTCAGCCCATCCGTCGATTTTGTGTTGCCGTCGCTGTCGATGTCCACGTAGGTACCCATGGTATACGGGCGGATGGTGGCTTCTATCTGCTCGTAAGTCGGGCGGATAGGCAGGTTGGGGTTCAATGGGAAGCCCATCTGCGCGAAGGTAGATTCCGCATTGTACTTGTCCGCGAACATGTCTTGGATAAAATAGGTCAGCGCACTCACGCCATTTTTGTCTACATACCCCATGGAGGCCAAGCCTTTGGCCACAATGTCATAAAATTCTTTTCCTCTTGTGTACATAATCTGCCTCCTTTTTTAATCTTCACGGACAAATTCAATCATTGGAAGCTGTTTCTCTACAGCTTTCGGAATACCGCCTCCGTTCACCCGGTCTGCATAAATACGTCCGGCTCTTACTACGGCGCAAGTGGCCAGTATGCAACCTTCCGGAATACATACGTCCTCGAATATCAGCCCGTTCACGTCATCCAATGAACCGTTGGCTGCCGCACCGGCCGTTACGACTTCTGCTGTGGCTTTCACGCCTGTGGAATTGACTTCCACGACTGGGGCAGCGCATGGTCCTGAAGCCGACTTGGTGAAAATCACGCTTGCACCGTCCTGTTTGGCTGTCCAACCGCTGAACGAACCGGCTGCGATTTTTGCGGCCACGGATTCGGGGGTGTTTTCTGCGGTTGTGACAGCAATGTTCACCACCGAGGCGTTGTTAAGCTTGATGCCGACGTTGCCATTTGTAGTACAACCGCTCGTTACGGTAACTTTGTCCACTTCCTTCACGCCTTCTACACCGTTGGCGGTGATAATCTCGACTTCTTGGCCGGACCCGTTGAATTTCACCATCGTACCGGCACCGATAACAGTGCCGGGGGCAAACTGCGAAGCGTCTATCTTGCCGCCTCCCTTGTATAGTTCGCGTACACGAGCCCATACAGGGAAATTCCCGCCAAACTGTGCCTGCCTTTGGCCGATGGTGTTGAATGTTCCTTCCTGAAACCTCATCTTCTTACCTTTTTTAGTTTGTTATCCTGTTTTAATGCTCTCTTTTCGGAAGACGGCCCATGCCTTCCATGCGGGCTTTGAAAGCTTCGCGTTTGGCCTTGGCTTCTTCCGTGTCCTGATGTACGCCCGCTTGCCTTTGTGTTCCGCCGTAAGGTGTCGCCCCTTCACCGATGTACGATTTGAGTTTCCTTTCATAGACCTTTTTGGTTTCTTCCAATAACTTCCCGGCATCCGTGTCGTCGTTCAGTTCAACCATCATTACGGCATCTTTCCACAAAGCCTTGTTGCTTACCTTCAGGCTTTCGGCCTTGTCTGATACTTCCTTGCGCATACGCTCTTTCTTTGCCTGGTTTTCCGATTCCTTGAGCCGTTCTTCCATGGCTTCAAGGCGTTTCAGTAAGGCATCGTCACGGCTTCCCGCATTTCCGGAATCGCCTTTAGAGCCTCCGTCATCACCGCCCGGCGGGTCTGCCTTGTAGTTCTTTTTGAACTCGTCCACGGCATGCGCTACGTCATGGCTGAAATTCCCGTCAAGGCTTTTCAGAAACCCCACATGTTTCTGCCAATACGCATCGTCTGGCTCAACGCCATCAGTCGGGAGGTTACCTTCCACGTAGCCTGAAATTGTACGCTGCGACAAACTGGTTTTTCCAAGCTTCGCAACCATCTCGGATAAGATTTGTTCTTTTTCCATTCTTTTCGTCTTTTAAGTATCAAACAAAAAAAAAGAGCCGTACAGACGCTTTTTGCATCCATACGGCTCTTTGGCCTTTATCGGTTATTATATTTTTATTCTCCTGTTCCTGTTACCTCGATATCGACATACTTTTTGCACCTTCGGCACTTGACACGTAATATCAATACGCCTTTCAAGTAGGTCACATCTCCTAATTTCTGTCCGCAGAGCGGGCAGGTGGCCATTTTGTGCGCCATTTCATCCTGACGGATACTCACTCTGCTTCGTATCTTCAACATTCATCTTCCGAATATGCCACAAATATAAGAATGAAAATGGAATATACAAAACAAATCATCATATTTTTATATGAAAGAGTATAAAATAATA